GCACAAGAAAATATCGCTCTAACTAATGAAGATGACCTCAATGTAACAGTTGAAGAGCCATCTAAGGACTGGGAACCAGAGCTATATTCAAGAAAACAAGTTAAGAATACTGATGAAGTCATTGGTGGCAAAGCTCAATCATTCTTGAATAAAGTTAGAGGCTCTCCAGCAGTTCAAGTGAAAACAATAGAATTAGAAGTAGACGAATTGCAACAAGCTAAATCCTAAATATGTTGTAATGAATTTACAGCTATAAAGGCTTGCAATGCGCAAAAAAGATCACGGTGGTGGTCTTTTTGTTATGTCTATATCAATCAAATCTGATTCGATAAACCTCCACCAAACCATTAATCCTATCACCAAGGCGAAGTGATATGGATCCGCTAACCCTGTTTATGTTAGCCAACTCCGCTGTGGCAGCGGTGAAGCAGGGGTGCAAGCTCTATAAAGACATCAAGAGTGCTGCTGGCGAAGTCAAAGACGTTCTCAAAGATCTTGACGAACAGTTTCATAAATTACACCCACCTGAGAAACCACCAACAGTAGAGCAGAAGAACCAATACATTCGTGAAAAGAACGAAGTTATTGAATTGAACAAGAAAGCCAACGCTGGCGAACACGATGGTATCTACCGTGAAATTGGTGAGCATCTAGGTACTTACTACGATAACTTCTATAAGTGCATGGCTGTGTTCGAAGAAGAAGAACGCCGTGCTGAGAACGAAGTATACACTGGCGAAGCCTCTCTTGGTAAACGTGCTCTACAACGTGTTCTAATGCGCAAGCAACTAGAGCAGATGTCTGTGGATCTACGTGAACTCATGGTCTACCAATCTCCACCTGAACTTGGCGCTCTCTACACTGAAGTAGAAGCAATGATGAAGCATATGGGTCAGACCCAACGTGTTCTTGTTGCCAAGCAAATGAGAAACCAAGACCTTGAATCTAAAAGAAGAAAACAAAGATTAGAAAAACTACGTGCTGAAATCGCCATTGGTGTTTGCGGTTTAATATTTGCAGCCTTTGTCGGTATGATCTTTGTCTATGTGGTTAATGATAGAATCCAAAAGTATCCACATCTTGGAACTGATTGGATACCTAAAACAGAAGAGCAACGAAGACTAGAAGCTGCACCAAAAGTTTGGAGTGGAAGATGAGTATTAAAAAGAAATGGGACAGCCTGATGGAATACAGCCTTGCGATGGCAGCAGGGCTTGTTATTATTCTTGGTGGTATTGCTCTAATGATTGTAGTTGGGTTAGCAGTGTTAACAACTAAGATTTTGGTTTTTATTAAGTAATAAATAATCGAAACGAAAGGGATAGTATGGCACAAGAAGAATCAGCAAAAGGCGCATTTATTGAGAAGTTACTATTTGCATTATTACCATTACTAATGGCAGGTGTTGGTTACTTACTAAGTTCAGTATCAACATTAAGTCACCAAGTGACAGTTCTGGAAAGTAAAGTAAGTTTAGTGGTGACTAGTGATAATAAACAAGCATCAAATACTGGTGCTGAGTTGGCTCGTGAAAAGTTACGCCAAGATTTAACAGAGGCAATTCAACGTAATCGTGATAGCATCCAAGCAAACAAAGAAATGATCACACTTCATGACGAGAAGATTAAACGTATAGAAAGATCAGGAAAGTAATATGGCAGTAGAAGAAGTAAAGAAAGTACCATCACGCAGCGAACGTGAAGCTGCGATCAAAGACAAAGCAGGTTTAGTTATCGTTGTTATGGCTTTGTTCTTAGCACTAAACACTTACTACTCTAACTCATTCAGTGGCACTGCCATGACCAACTTGATCGAAGCATCCGACACTTACGGGTTCTTCCAAGCCAAGTCTATCAAACAAGCTATCGCTGAAGGTCAATTAGAAGAAGCTAAGTCTCCAGAACGTAAGGCTGCTCTACAAAAGAAGATCGACCGTTACGAGTCTGATCCAAAGACAATGGAAGGTAAGAAAGAACTTCTTGCCAAAGCAACTCATCTAAAAGAGATGCGTAATGAAGCCAAGCTACACAGCCCATGGTTGACATTCTCTGGTATGTTATTTCAGTTAGCTATCGTATTACTATCAGCCTCCATCATTGCAGTTGATACTCGCATGTATTGGGGTTCTTGGGGAGTGGGCGCTCTTGCACTATTACTAATGACCCAAGGCATCTGGCTTTGGTTCCCATTCTAAGGATTTCATATGAAACCTGATTACTTTGTTTCATTAACTGATTCTTCTGGCGATAGTTTTAGTTTACTGAATCCATTACCAGTTGCAACTCTAGCGCCGCCTATTGCTGGGCTTTATAGTTTTAATAATTTTGGGACATTCACTCATCGTGGATGGACTATGAATGATACACTTCTTCCAGTATTATCTGTTAGAACTAAATCTGCTTCTACTTCTGTGTGTAATATATTAAGTTACGAAGTTGGCAATAATAATGCAGCATCAAGTACGTATGGATATGTTTGGATTGAGAATGCTACTATTACTGGTACTCTTCCAGCATGGCAGTCATTAAATACACAAGCTGAATATCAAATTTATACTGATGCTTATGGTTCAAACACACCAAATGGATTCACAGGCGGGACTAGACGTCATAGTGGTATTGGTATAGGTAAGAGTAGTGATTCAGAAAGTGATTTGAGTACTATTAAGTTAATTGGAGGCTCTGATCAAAATATGCTTACATTATGTCTTATGCGTTTAGATTCTGCAACTAAACTAGATGTGTGGTTTAGTATCGATACTGGCATTCTTGTGTAATCCTTTAGTTTTCTAACTAGAATAACCCCTCTGCAAAGAGGGGTTTTCATTTATCCCTTGACAAAACACTTGACTTAGGGCATAATTCACTGTGTTAGAGTTGATAAAGAGATAAATATGAAACTGCTTTTAATCCGTGGTCTTCCAGGTTCTGGTAAGTCCACTCTTGCTAAAAACTTGATTGGTTGGTACTGGCATCTAGAGACTGACCAATTTTGGATGGTTGACGGTGAGTACAAATTCGACTATACTCGTCTAGCTGAAGCACACAAATGGTGTTTGGATAAGACTCGTGAGATGATGACACATGGCCAAAGTCCAGTAGTGTCAAATACGTTTACTACAAAGAAAGAATTAAAACCTTACTTTGATCTTGCAAAAGAGTTTGGTATTGTTCCAACTGTAATGGTGTGTCAGTCTAACTGGGGTAACATCCACAATGTGCCTGAAGAAAAGCTAAAGCAAATGGCTGAGCGTTTTGAATTTGATATTGGAGAATTGTATGAGTGAATTGAGCGTGACGATGGAACAATCGTTGAAAGAACTTAGTGACGGGAACCAAGAGGTTCTGTTAATCACTCAAGAAGAATGTGCTGAGGTCATTCAAGCTATCAGTAAAGTTTTTCGATTCGGTGTTGCAGACAGTCATAATGGTAAGACTAATCAAGCGCACTTGGAAGAAGAAATAGGTGACTTGCTTTGTATGATTGATATTCTTATTGATCGACAGTTTGTTAGTAATGATATCATCTTGCAAGCTAAGGCGGCAAAGTATGAGAAACTGCGTAAGTGGTCCAACATTTTTGGAGAGAAAGAATGACAGAAGATCGTCAGGCAGTTATGATGAGAGTGTTGCAAGGTGAACTCCCTGCGACTGATGTAACAATAGAAGAACTACAAGAAGTAGAAGAATTATTGTTTGAACTAATTGCAGACCAGAAGACACCGTTTGCAACCCACGAGACACTACAATGAAAGTTGCTTTGTAAGAAGATATGGCGTATAATAAAAGTATGAAACCTAGAGACTTGGTCGCAAAAGACCTTCGAACTCCCAAGTACCGCATGCGTGTAGTTGAGAGCAAGGTTAAGTACAATCGCAAACCTAAGCACAAGAAAGAGTCTTATGAAAGAGAGCAAAGTTCTTTACAAGGGTGAGTTGTTTCGTGGTGGTCTTATGACTACTGTAGATGTGATTGAGCATGACTATGATGTCATTGAGGTCACACTTCGTAAACAGCTGCCCGATGATACTGGTGATTACATCTTGGACAACAAGTACCAGATGTTATTCACTAACCGTGAGTTTGATGAGTTTTTTAAACCATTCTTATATAATATGAAAGAGAGATTTGATGATGAGCCTAGAACAAACCAACCTTGATCTTCTAAAGGAAAATCTTCTTGAAAAATTGCGCACTAATGAAGCCACAGTCAAGTTTACAAAAGCAGATGGTACAGAGCGTACCATGCGATGCACCCTTGTCGAGTCTAAAATTCCAGCAGACAAGCGACCAAAGTCAACAGAGGCGCAAACTAGCAGCACTGTTGGATCCGCTATCCGAGTTTTCGATGTGGAAAAAAGCGAATGGCGCTCTTTCCGTTTGAGTTCAGTTATTTCTTACTAAAAGGTGATTATTATGAGTAAAATTTTGATTTTGTTGTTGGTTATTGCAGTGGTGGTTTTGTTCCCCTTGGCTGTTATCTGGTCAGTGAACATGTTGATTCCAGCAGCTGCAATTCCAGTTTCGTTTGATACTTGGTGTGCTGTGGTTGTATTGGGTATGTTCTTCCGAGGCGAAAGTACTCTTAAGTTCAAGGCTTAATATGGACTACTTTGTTATTGGATTCTTGGTGGCTTCGGCCACCTTGTGTTTCATTGCGATCTATTCTTATCGTCGTTCAAGACGTCTTGAAAAAGAAAATCACGAACGTTTGATGCGAGAACTCGATGAAAACAATGCACGAATTCGTCAGGCTCGTGCTGAACGTCGATCGAAGATGACATCTTTGTATACTCCTGCTTCTGCTACTAAGGTAGTCGAGACTCGTGCTCACCAAGATCGTTACTCGGATCGTCGACCTGTCGGTGTTGATGACTCCAGTGATATGTTGACCATGATGATTTTGCAGAATGCAATGAACAGTTCTTCTGATACTGTATCTGGCTCAGTTCGTTGGGATAACGATACACCTACTATCACTCCAACTTCTTCTTATGAATCTTCTAGTTCGTCTAGCTACTCAAGCTACAGTTCTAGCGATTCTTCTTCTAGCTACTCGGACAGTTCTTCTTCTGATAGTGGCTCTTCATCTAGTGATTAAGGAAATATATGATTTCATCTCCAGCAGACCGTAAAAAGTTCAAAGACGCTATCCAAGAGATTAGCAACTCAATGCTTCGTAAAGAAGCAGAATCAGATCTGATTCGAGAAACAGTGAAAGAACTCAATGCTGAGTTCCAACTCCCAAAGAAGATTATCAATAAGATCGCAAAGACTTATCACAAACAAAACTTCACTCAAGAGCAACAAGACAACGAAGACTTCGAGACGCTGTACGAGGAG